ACCCTCTTTAATCCATGCTGAGAGCCAATAGGACTGACCATCAACTGTAATGTTGCCTTTATAGTCAGGCTGGTTTCCTGTTTCTTTCTTGTCGTTCTTAAACAAGACACCTGAATTGTCACGCTGTTCCATATTTAAACCTTTATTTCATTGAGTTTTTTAACTTTGTCATCCACTTCTGAGAGAAACTGGATAACCTCTTTTTCGAGTTCTGCAATGTACATATCATTGCGCTCGATTCTTTTGATGAACAGTTGTAGGTGTTCGGGCATTCGTGGGTCAAAACTCACAAAGTCGCACCAACTTCTGTTCGCACACGCCATCTGCCATTGCATTTGGTCGTAATACTTCTTTGCTGGCTCATCACCAAGTAGTGTGTCAATGTGGGTTGCTGTATTGGGACACTTGATCTCTAGGCATCCATCATCACCCACTAAGCCATCAGGAGAGGCAGCAGACAGGGTAATGCGTGGATGGTCAATAGCACCTACCTGATCTACCATATTGCCTGATTTAGCCTCGTATGCGGCACGAGCAAAGGTTTCATTCTCAATACCCCACTCCATAGCCGCATTGGTGTATGACTCTGCCACTTGGTTTGTCATGCGCTCGACTACCAGTTGAGCCATGTAGTTAGCCCTGCTGGTGCTATAGCCTGTCTTTGTTTTGGCAACAATGTCAGAGATGCGAGATGCAGTAGCTTTGCCGCAACGCTGTGCAAACCATTCTGGCGAGAGTTGTTCAATATCGCTCATGCTTCCCTCGCTTTCAACATTTCATCTGCTAATTGATAAGCCATTCCCGCCCAAAAAGGGGCTAATCTTTTTGCTGGATAGTTATCGGGCGCTTCTTGAAAAGCATCAGGCAAAAATCCTTGTAAAGCCTGAGCCGCAAAATAATCCCGCAAGGTCATGCCAGACTGTGCAAAGTGAATAAAATCTTTATCCTCGCTGTGTGGTCGAGCAAATGCCGCTTCTAAATTCTTTTTCATTTCAATGCTCCTTTACGCTTTTCTTTGGCATCAATCACTTTCTTTTGCCAATTTTTATCACCAGCGCAAGCAGAGTAAGCAGTGCCGTATACATTCTTGAGTTCCTCTAAAGTTGATGCAGCTTCAATAGCCGCCAAGTGGTCAATCATCAAGCCTACATCTACTGTTTCAATGTTGCCTGACCCTGTTGTTGAATCAAGTGCATCATGTTCAACAATCTCCATTGCTGTCACCCAAAGATAGCGTCTTTGGTAGGTTTCAACTGCACCAATGTTTTGCACTTCATGGCAACCTTTGAGAGCCGCAGACCCAAAAGGTGAAGTAATAACAATCTCACCACCAATTTCGGTATCTACAATGCGAAGTTCAGCTTGTTCTTTGGTAAACGACACTATGCCGATCAAGCCAACGTCATCAAATATTTCCATGATTGGGTGTAGGAAGTCGCCAAGTTCAAAGTAGTTGTATCCAGCAAACTTATTTTGTCCTGACTTCTTGAGAACCTTTGATCGTAGCTTTGATCGTGCCACAGCCAACTTTACATATACCTCTAGATTTTCTTTGTTTTGTTCTTTCATGTTCACTCCTGTTTAAACTTTTGAAATGTCTTAAAAATGTCTGTGTTCATTGAGTTCGTGTAAACAAACTCAGATTTCCAATCAACTAGTCTTTTTGTCGGGTACACCTTTCTGTAAGTTAAAGATTGTTTGGGCAATAGAGAATTGGGTATCAAAGTCAAAGTAGCGTAGCCTGAACCAATTTCCTGATTGGTCGCAGCAGTCAATTTCATCGCCTTTAGGTTTCGTACAAAATGGGCAAAAAAGTTCATCTTGGTTCTCCTCAATGATGGCAGCAATGGTGTGTTTAAGTCTCATCTTTGTTTCCCCTGTAATCGTTTTTGAGCCACAAGGTTCTGAGCATACGCAGTTCGTCATCAGCGTCAATAGATGGGGTCTTGATAATGCTATACAGAGCAATTTCAGCCCTACGCTGCATTTTGTTTTCTATCCTTTCTTTGATGAAGTGTTGGGCATACTCCCAGTCACCTGATTTGATGGCAAGAGGGATAGCTACAGAGCCAGCAATGGCATCCATGATGTCATCATCGTTGAGTTCTTGGTAGGCCTCCCAAAGAGCCTTGTTAGATGCTGTCACGGCTAAACTCCTCAATCTGTTTTTCAATTGATTTGCACTCCTTGCTGGACAGGTCATCTGTAATGTCAATTCGTTGGTTGCCTACCTGTAAGTAGACTACCCAATTGAATTTGTTGTAGACCCCATCGTTGGGAGAATATTCAGGGTCATCTTCCCATTCGACCCATGTCTTGATCTCTATGTCGAGATCGTAAAGTTCTATATCGAATTCCATGTTGAAGCCTTTCAAAGTGTTGGTAAAGAACTCGTAGTGTTACACAGATTGTAGTGTTGTACACTAGGATAAACCCTAATTGTGGTTTATGTTAAACACTACACAATCCACGCTCTATGCCAAGACCTAAAAGTGAAATGACCAAAAGCGGCAAGACCATTGCCGTAAGAGCCACTTTAAGCGAGTGGAATGAGTTTAAACGACTTGGAGGTACTAAATGGTTACGACAACTTTTAGCAAAGTCAATTGAAAAGCAGAAGAAAACAGTATAATGATTTGAAACACGGATAGGTTGAGCTTGATCTCTCAACCGAAAAGCGAGCCTCCCCGCCTGCCGTTTGTTTCTTTGTCTTAGGAGGACGGCGAAGGAAAAAAATGCCTACTCGATATTTAAAATCGGGGGTTCGTGACAGCGAATCCATCGACAAACTCTCCCCTTTAGCCGAAACACTCTTTTATCGTTTGCTGGTCACAGTAGATGATTTTGGTCGTTTTGACGCTAGACCTGCCATGATTAAAGCCAACTGTTTTCCAATAAAGGAATCAGTCACCCTAAACAAGTGTAAGGATTTGGTAAGCGAACTTAAAGAAGTCGGCTTGATTCATGTTTATGAGTCAGATGGCAAGCAATACCTGCAAATGTGCAAGTGGGACAACAAACCCAGAGCACAGGAAAGCAAGTTTCCTACACCTGAATACAATGATATACAACTGTATACAAGTGTATGCAAGCCGCATACAGATGTACCTTTAACCGTAACCGTAACCGAAACTAAAACAGAAACTAAAACCGATATTACGCCTGAAGGCGTTTCACAATCTGTTTGGCAAGATTTCAAGAATCTGCGAAAAGCCAAGAAAGCACCGATAACTCAACGAGTCATTGATGGAATGCAAGAACAGGCTGACATTGCAGGCTGGACACTTGAGCAAGCTATGTCGGAATGCTGTGTTCGTGGTTGGCAGGCTTTTAAAGCTGAATGGGTTGCTGAAAAGCCTAAGCTGGTCAACAAGTTTGATATAGCTCATGTCACAGTACCATCAAGCTCATTGCGTGATCCTGCCCTTGCAAAACTTGATGAAGATATGAAGAATGCCAAGCCAAACCCTGAAATACTTGCAAAAATCAAAGAAGCATTGAAAGGAAAGGTGGCATGAATGAGTTGGCTCTTTTCGCAGGCGCTGGTGGTGGAATACTTGGGGGAAAACTTCTTGGATGGCGAACAGTCTGCGCCGTTGAGTGGGAAGCCTATCCAGCAAGCGTACTTGCAGCTAGACAAAATGACGGACTTCTCCCGCCTTTCCCGATTTGGGATGACGTTCAAACCTTTGACGGAAAGCCGTGGGCAGGAATTGTTGACGTTGTATCTGGCGGATTTCCATGCCAAGACATTAGCGCAGCAGGAAAAGGCGCAGGAATTGATGGAGAACGATCAGGAATGTGGGGAGAAATGGCACGCATCATTTGTGAAGTACGACCCAAGTTCGTCTTTGTGGAAAACTCACCAATGCTCACTTCTAGGGGACTTGGAAGAGTTCTCGGAGACTTGGCCTCAATGGGGTTTGATGCAAGATGGGGAGTGTTGGGAGCAGCAGATGTTGGAGCAAGACATAAACGAAACAGAATTTGGATTGTGGCCCACTCCAACCACACCAACTGGCGGTGGAAATTTCGGGGGTTCAGGGGCTTACAAAAATGCAATCAAGAATGGCACTCACATTCCACATTCAATCAACCCGAACCTATACGAATGGTTAATGGGGTGGCCGCTAGGGTGGACAGACTTAAAGCCATTGGAAATGGACAAGTTCCCTTATGTGCAGCAACCGCATGGAGAATCCTAAATGACTAGAGAAGAAGCCAATCAACTGTTGGACAACCTAAAAGATGGCAAACCGCATCCGCAAATTCTTATCAACAGAGCCCTTTTTGTATCAGGCGACCTTAGCGCATTTGATATGGATGGCGAAACAACCTGCTGCCAAGGAATATGCTTGGCATCGGGCGAAAGAATTAGATGCTGATTTGGAATGCTTGTGGGTCGGAATCAAAGACGATTTAGTCAAAAACATGAAGGAATTCAATGCTCTACCTCGGAATTGATACTGGCGTTGCAAATGGCGCACTTGGGGCAATTGACCACAATGGCGAATACGTTGATTCATTTATGATTGACCACAAAGACAAGCACATACTCGCCCTTGTTTTTAAAAGTCGAATCCTATCCATTGTTGACCCTAGAGATGGCGCAGAAATCTGCATGGAACAGGTTCACTCAATGCCAAACCAAGGCGTAAGTAGTACTTTTGCATTCGGTAGGGCTGTTGGGGTCATAAGTGCAGTCTGTGAATTGACAAACTACCCTTTTCACCTTGTTACACCTCAGCGCTGGAAAAAACACTTTGGGCTAACTGCTGACAAAAATGAAGCCTTAGACCTTGCTAGGAAGTTATTCCCAAAGGCTAAAAGCACATTAAAGCTAAAAAAGGACATTCACAAAGCTGAAGCGTTATTGATTGCCGAATACTGGAGGCAGTGCCATGCCTGAGATTGAAGATAAAAAGGGTGTAGTGGTCAAGTTTGACCCTATCGAATATGAGGCACTGAGGGCAATAGGAGACGGAAACATCTCCGAAGGGTTTCGGGTTTGCTTACGTTGGGCAGTGCATTTCCATAGCATAGGTTTAAGGTCTGATGATGACTTGAACTATATTGGGCTTTGCACAGTGGCAGATTGATGCTTGGGAAGGCTTTAGAAGTGCCTTAAAGCGATTATTTAGGGCAAGGGAATAGCAGGGTAGCAGTAGGCAAGAAAAAAGCCCCGAAGGGCTTAAAATTGAAAAGTGGTCACTAACTTAGTGTTCTGTGTATGGTTCGCAGTCTCTAAGCCAAATGTTAAATTCTGCAATTTGTTCTTCTTCAGTGGCAAACCATAAAACCTCAATAACTTCATCAAAGTCATCACGAGAGTCGATAACCTCAAGGCAATATGGAAAGTCAGGGTTATATTTTGGGTCATAAACTTTATGGATTTTCATGTTGAAACCTTTCTTAATATGATTTTTAGAAGTAGTGCAATTGTGGCGTAAATCACGCCATTACCTTTTGAAATTGCTTTATTTGCCATGCACAGGCATAGTGCCATGTACCAAGTGCATCTATAACAGAAGTCAATTCGTAAACAGGGAATTCACTTAAATCTAATTTATTGATATGAGAAGATACGATTTTGGCTACTCTGTTCTTTGAAATATCGCAAAATGTGTTGTCATAGGCTTCGACAAAAGCCTTTTGTTCGTCTAATTTCATGCTGATACCCAACCTTTCAGCGGCACAAATTGATCTTTAAACTCTGCAACTGTCAGATACTTAGCAAAATAATCGTCATTTACTTGTTTAAAGCATGAATAAACAGCTTTCCCATCTTTATTGTGCCGTGATGCCTCACCTACTAAAAAAGCCGTTTGCGACATTATTTCAGGAGGTAAAACCTCCAGCATTTCCCAATACATTTTTTTGGTTGTAGGTATCCATTGATCGGGGTTTAAATCCATTGCATCCCACAATTCTTTCCATTCTAATTTCTCGCTCATGCTGTCACCTCTGTATTTTGTAAGTCAAAAAATGTCCATGATTGGCAATTTGTGCATTTAAAAGCATATTGCCCTCTGTTTGGCGGGTATTCTGTTGTTTGGATTGTTTC